TCAGCTTATAAAAAAAGATGTTCAAAACTTTCTTAAACGTTTAAGAAATCTCCCTCGTGATTTCCATATTGCTCTACCCGATTTTAAATACTTCTTCTGCGGTGAATATGGTAGCAAGTTTGGACGTCCTCACTATCACGGTCTTCTGTTTGGCGTTGATTGTTTCAGCCCTGTTTTTGATTCCGTAATCGTCGAGTTCAAGAACGGCTATCCCATTTATTCTTCTAAAGTCCTCGCAGATACTTGGAAACATGGTTTTATTACTGTTGACAAAATAACCACCTCAAATATCCGTTATGTCTCAAAATATATTCTCAAAAGCCATCAAAAGCATGGCGACGAATTTACTCTTAAGTCCATTGGCCTTGGAGCCGACTTCTTTTTCGATTTTCCTACGGAGAAACGTTCTCTCCCCATTAAAGGTTGTTTCTTTGACTCCTACTCTCGAGGTATATTGCATTTTCCTAACAAGAACGGGAAAATGGCAATGCTCCCGATACCAACAAAAAGTTTTGACCGCTATGTTGAAGCTATCGACCCTTCCCTTTTAGAGAGTTTGAAGGAATCTAGACGGAACTACTATGTGAAACACACACCAACCGTTGAGGATTATCGCCGTCGTTCTCAATGGTTGGAAGTAATGACGGCTGAAAAACCAAACGAAAGAAAACTAGATAATGAAACGTAAACTGTATGCCATCCGCGACCTTAAGGCCAATATATTTAATACGCCTGTCGCAATGGATAACGACGCAACCGCCATTAGGTCATTCGGCGATCTTGTTAGTGGTGATAAGACTAGCCTTGTTGCTCTTCATCCTAGCGATTTCGCCCTTTGCTTCATTGGCGAATTTGACATAGAGAAGGGTATCCTTCTTCCCGCCGATACTGGCTATGTTCAGTTGGCTTGCGGTAATGACTTCGCAAAAGGAGAATAATAGCATGTCTTTCCGTCGAAATATAGATGGTCGGAAGACTTCCCTTCGCTTTGAAGGGAAGTCCAAGACCGAAGCGCATCATATGCGCGATTGTGACATCAACCGACTCTTTAATCGTCTTGTTGGCGGTGATATTTCCGTTATCAAGCGCGGTGCGGTTTATGCCGATATTAGCGAAATGCCTAATACCCTTCAGGCTGTAATGAATAAGCAGATAGATTGTCGCCGCGCTTATGAGGCTTTGCCCGAAAACGTCCGCGCTCGTTATAAGACTGCCGAAGAATTCTACCGCGCCGTCAATGACGAAAATAGTCGTTCCACCTTTAAGGAACTTGGTCTTCTTGTTGAGCCTAAACCAGTTGAGCCAGTTAAAGTCGAAGTTATCAATAGTCAGGTCGCAGACCCGAACGCGCCTATCGCGTGAGCCTGTGCGTTTTAATACTTGACATATATTAGCACAGGTGACACAACCCAAAAACCGAAAGGAAATAAATTACTATGCATGACCATGTATTTGCTCGTGTTCCAAAGGCCGATATTCCTCGTTCCGTAATGCCTTTGTCGCATAACCTTAAAACCACCATGGACGTTGACTATCTCTTCCCCATTTTCGTTGGAGAGGCATTGCCCGCGGACGTATGGGTATTTAAGCAGAATCTTTTTGGACGTATGACTACTCCTCTAACGCCCATTATGGACAATCTTTATCTTGATACTTTCTATTTCGCCGTTCCTGTCCGTCTCGTCGATAGTGAGTTCAAGAAACTTATGGGCGAACGTCCTTATGGTGATATAAAGAATGATTATACCACCCCCATGCTTAATACTGGTGACGAAGGAGTTGATTTCGGCTCTCTTTACGATTATCTCGGTATTCCTCCCAAGGTTGCTAACGTTGATTTTCTTGCTTGGTATGCTCGCGCATATAACCTTATTTGGAATGAGTGGTTTCGTGACGAAAACCTTGTAGAAGGTGCTCCGGTTGCTGGTGTCCATGAGGATGGAACAGTTCAGACTGAGACCTTGGCAGATTACGTTCTGCGTAAGCGCGGTAAGAGACATGATGCATTTACTGGTTGCTTGCCTTGGCCTCAGAAGGGCGACCCTGTGACCCTCTCCGTTGGCGACTCCGCTCCTGTTGTTGGCAACGGTTCCACGGTTGGTTTCTCTACTGTAGGCTCCGCTTCTTCACAGACCGCCTATCCGCTTCTTCAGAATGCTTCTGGTCTTCTTTCTAGTCCAACTGCGCAAGCTGGTTCTTTTACGCCTATCGGCGTTTCCACTGATGCTACTAGGTCGGGTCTTGAAGCTGATCTTTCTAGTGCCATAGGAACTACCGTAAACAAGTTCCGTGAGGCCTTTGCAGTTCAGCACCTTTTAGAACAATGGGCACGGACTGGCTCTAGGTATACTGAAATCCTCCGTGGTTCGTTCAACGTTCTCTCTCCTGACGCACGTCAGCAGAGACCCGAGTATCTTGGCGGCTCTTCTGTTCCGCTCAACGTTAATACTGTTGCGCAGACCTCCAGTTCTACCCAGTCTTCGGCCCTCGGTAATCTCGCTGCCTTTGTCACTATGACGAATGACGCCCATTGGGTCAAGTCTTTTACTGAACACACCATCATTCTTGGCCTTGCCAATATTCGTGCCGATATTTCCTATCAGCAGGGTCTAGCTCGTATGTTCTCCCGCAGAACCAAGTTTGATTTTTACTGGCCTGCGCTGGCGAATCTTGGCGAAACCGCAGTTCTTAACAAGGAGATTTTCTGCCAAGGAAATGACGTTGTAGACGATAATGGTAAGATTGTTGACGACCAGCCCTTTGGTTATCAAGAGAGGTGGTTTGAATATCGTTATATGCCAAATAGGATAACTGGTCTCATGCGCTCCACCGCTCCCCAGTCTCTTGACGTTTGGCATTTAGCGCAGAAGTTCGACAACCTCCCTGTCCTCAACGATGAATTTATACAGGAAGCCGTCCCGATTGATCGCGTTGTTGCAGTCACGGATGAGCCGCCGTTTATTGTTGACGGATGGTTTGACATTAAGGCCGCTAGACCTATGCCCCTGTATAGTGTTCCTGGCCTTCGCAGAATGTAATTAACCTTTGTGGCTAGGCGGCATTACTCACACTTGCGTAAGTCCTAGCCCTTTTTCTTAGGAGTTTCTATTATGGGCTTTTTTTCTTCTCTTGGTTCTCTTGTCTCTAGTCTTGGTAGTGGCCTTTCTAGTGGTTCGCTTCCTCTTGGCGATTGGTCTGGCGGTTGGACTAACTTCAGTTCTAACCAGTCTAAACTTAAGGACGCATATAAACGCCAGTATGATTACTCCCAACGGTATGCGACTGAATCTCCTTCATGGGTCGTTGAAGGTTTGCGTTCTGCCGGTCTAAATCCCATTCTCGCTTTGCAAGATGGTTCTATTACTGGTGCTTCTACTCCCAACCCCTCTTTGCCTAGTGGAGATGGTAGTGGTCAATTATCGCTTGGTGGTAAATCTAAAGCAGAACGCAATCTTATTGACGCTCAGATTACTTCTGCTAAAAGGTCTGCCGATAATCTAGAGGCCAATAGTGATAAGTTGCGTAACGATATTGCAGTGTCTAAGGCTCAACTTGCTAATGAGACTGCCTTGAATAATGCTCGCATTGAAAATATTAGGCAAGATACTATTAATAAAGGTTATACTGGCGGTCATTCTGGTGTATCTGCTGGTATTAATGCTATTGGTCATGTTTTGCGTGAGACTGGTGAAGGTGCTTTAGATTGGACTAAAAATGATATTTCTAAAACTATTGAAGGTGTTAAGCGTATTGGTGCTTCTATTTCCAATTCTGCTCGTGATTGGTTCAATGGTAAAAAGGCCATTGAAAATCTCCCGAAGTCTTCTATTGAGGATGCCCCCGCCTGGTTTCGTTCTGCTCTTCAGCGCGAACGCGATAAAGATTCGCATAAAAAAGCCTATAGACACCATCATTAATTTTTGATATTATATCATTATGAAACCCGATTTATTTTCTTGTATCTTTGGTTTAATTCTTGTTGTCCTCATTTTACGATTTGTTGTTAAATGGTTCATCAAGTGGATTGTTCGTGTAGTTATTGACGAAATTAAAAAAAAGTGATTTTGCCTATTGACAACTTAAAAAAAATTTGATACATTATTCACCGACATGACGGATAAGCCCTGTTATGTTCAAACTGAAAGGAGTAAATTATATGTTGAGTTTTACTATACGACCAAATTCATATAAGGAGTTTAACATTTCTTTCTCTCAAAATCAAGTGGAAGATTTGTTTCACTATTTTCGTTCTCT